GGATTTCCCGCTGCAACGCATCCAAGGGGCGTTCAACGAAATCGGCTGCGCCGCAGCCTATTCGGTCGCTAAGTTGGACAACGGCCTGTTTTGGCTGGGCGCCGACGCGCGCGGGCGCGGCATTGTCTACCGGGCAAACGGCTACAGCGGTCAGCGCGTTTCCACACACGCCGTTGAATGGCAAATCCAACAGTACGGCAATTTGTCCGACGCGATTGGCTACACCTATCAGCAAGACGGCCATTCGTTCTATGTGTTGGTCTTTCCGTCCGCCAATACGACATGGGTGTACGATGTGGCTACCCAAGCCTGGCACGAGCGCGCCGGCTGGGATAACGGCCAGTTTACCCGGCACCGCGGCAATTGCCAGATGAACTTCAACGACGAAATTGTCATCGGCGATTACGAGAACGGCAACATCTACGCTTTTGATCTTGACGTGTACGCTGACAACGGCGCCGAGCAAAAATGGCTGCGGTCGTGGCGGGCGCTGCCTACTGGCCAAAACGACCTGCGCCGCACCGCGCACCACGCGCTTCAGTTGGATTGCGAAACTGGTGTGGGACTAAGCACGGCGCCGTCTGACGACGAGATATTCGACAGCGCATACTTGTCGGGCGCGCTTTTGACTGAAGGTGACGATTTCTTAATAACCGAAAGCGGCGACTACATTTACGCAACCGCGACCAATCTTGCCACCATGGTGCCGCGCGCGATGCTGCGCTGGTCTGATGACGGCGGCCATACCTGGTCCAACGAGCATTGGAAGTCTATGGGCCAGATCGGGCGGTTTGGCTACCGCACCATTTGGCGGCGCCTTGGCATGACACAGAAAATCCGCGACCGAGTGTATGAGGTGTCGGGCACTGACCCGGTTAAGATAACCATTTTGGGCGCCGAACTGGCGATTAGCCCGACCAATGGCTAGCCCTCCTAATGTAACCAATATCCCGGCCCCTCGGGTGCCGTTGATTGACGACCGCACCGGGCTAATGGCGCGCGAGTGGTACAGGTTCTTTTTCAACTTGTTCAACCTTACCGGCGGCGGGTCCAACACCGACACGCTCCAAGACGTGCAGCTAGGGCCTCCGTCAGAAGACCCAGCGGTCTTCGTGCGGGCGCTGCAAGCTGCTGCGCTAAACCCCACAGACACCTACGCAGCCAACGCTGACGCGGTCTTGCAGAGCCAAGTGCAGGCCCTAGCGGTCACGCCGCCACGCATCGACGAGGTGCCAGGCTGGCTTATCCTGCCGCGCGCCATAGCCGCCGGCGCGTCACCTTTCACCTTTCAAAACACCACCGGGCGGTCTATAGATGTCATTGTGACGGGGGGCACGGTATCCGCCATTGCTTTCTCGCGCGACAACGTAACTTTCTATGGTGTCGGCTCGACTTCTGGGGTATTTTGGTTGTCGCCTAATGATCGGTTGCGTGTAACATACACTGTTGCACCTACCTTAACCCTTGTGCCGAGGTAGAGCATGGCCGTTGTTATCTCACTCTTTGCCGGCGTCGGAGGGCAGTTTTTCGACAACAACGGCGACCCGCTTACGGGCGGCTTGATCTACACTTACGAGGCGGGCACCACGACCCCGGTAGCGACCTACACGTCGTCTTCTGGCACGACACCACATGCCAACCCGATTGTTTTGGACGCTGCTGGCCGCGTAAACGAGATTTGGTTGGACGATCAGACAGCCTACAAATTTGTGCTGAAGACCTCGACGGGCATCACGATTGCGACTTACGACAACGTGTACGGCCCGGCGGCCAGTTTCAGCCCCGTCGTAAACGGCGATCTGTACGTCAACGGCAACGCCTACGTCAGCGGCAGGATTGCCATAGGCGGCACAAGTTCCGCGGTTAAGCTGTCCATCCTTTCCACAGACGCTGTTCTGGTGCCCGTAGGGACTACCGCAGAGCGGCCTACAGGCGCGTCAGGGTATTTGCGGTTCAACACGACGCTGGGCAGCTTTGAAGGCTACAATGGCACCATATGGGGTTCTATTGGGGGTGGCGCCACGGGTGGCGGCACGGATCAGGTGTTCTATCTGAATGGTCAGACCGTGAATACCAGCTATTCAATTCCTGCTGGTCAGAATGCCGGTTCGTTTGGACCAATCACTGTAGCGAGTGGCGCGGTTGTGACCGTTCCTTCAGGCTCAACTTGGACGGTGGTGTGATATGCCCGTAAAGCTCAACTCATCTGGTGGCGGCAGCGTCACCCTAGACACAGCCAGCACCGCCAGCGGTTTTACAGCGACGTTTCCTGCGGTTACCGGCAATGTAGTGACGACCGGAAGTACTGCCGCGGTTACGCCGGCGATGCTGACGCAACCGTTGACCCAAAGTACAGCGCAGGCCAGCACTAGCGGTACGTCCATCGACTTTACTGGCATCCCTTCTTGGGTAAAGCGCATCACGGTAATGTTTAACGGCGTCAGCACGAATGGCACGAGTAACAAGCAAATTCAGCTTGGGGACTCTGGCGGTTTTGAAACGACAGGATATTTGGGGGCAAGCGTTCAATTAACTGATGCTGCCTCTGTTAATGCGGCAACAATTACAACAGGCTTTGGTATTCGGTCTGCGCTTGCCGCCGATACGATAAATGGCGCCGTGGTCATCACAAACCTTACCAGCAACACTTGGGCTGCCCAAGGCGCGCTGACCGATTCTTCGCGCGGCGCCGGCTATCTTGTGGGCGGGGCAAAAGCGTTGTCGGATGTGCTGACGCAAGTTCGCATCACGACTGTCAACGGCACCGATGCGTTTGACGCCGGGTCCGTCAACATCCTGTATGAATGAGGTTTGAAAAATGCCGCACCGCGTTGAAGTGAACGTACAGACCGGCGAAGTCCGCGAGGTCGAATTGTCACCGGAAGAAATTGCCGCGCTACCTTCCGCCGATGAAGTGACCCAGCCGCCCGCGCCGCCGACCAAAGCCGAATTGTTGTCGCAGTTGACGGCCTTGCAAGCGCAGATTGCTGCGCTACCGGAGGAATAACCCATGCCCATCATTATATCCGGCTCCACTGGCATCTCAGGCGTTGACGGCACCGCGTCGTCCCCTGCTATCCAGGGCGCCGACACCAACACCGGCGTTTTTTACCCCGCCGCAGACCAAGTTGCCATCGCGACCGGCGGCGTACAGCGGCTGTTGGTGGACGCGTCGGGCAACGCTACGCTCACCGGGACGCTACAGGTTGGCGGTGTGGCCGCGGCCATGTACCCCTTAGTGTCCGGTACTGCCGTCGCGTCTACCAGCGGCACGTCCATCGACTTTACTAGCATCCCGTCTTGGGTGAAGCGCGTCACGATTATGTTCAACGGCGTCAGCACCAACGGCACAAGCAATATTCAAGTTCAAGTGGGTTCTGGCTCGTTTAGCACAACAAGCTATCTTTCCAGCGTAGCTGTTATTAACGGGGGAACAAGTCAGGCTGGTTCAACTACAGGCATTATTGTGACAAACGGGTTAGCCGCCGCCAATAATTTTAGCGGCCTAATTACGTTTGCGTTAATTGCTTCAAATCAATGGGTAGCAAGCGGCAATGCTCAACACAGCACAGCTACCGGAGCAATGTTTATGGTTGCTGGCTACACGCCCGCGCTTGCGGGCGTTCTTGACCGTGTTCGCATCACGACCGTCGGCGGCACCGATACCTTTGACGCCGGGTCCATCAACATCCTGTACGAGTGAGGGCTAACCAATGGCCGTAACCGTAACCGTCCTGATCCCGGCGAAGACCGCCGAAAACACGCAGACGACGCAATATACGTCGACCGGCGTGACCACGATCATCGACAAGTTCACCGCGACCAACTACACCGGCACGGCCGCGACGATCAGCATCAACTTGGTGACGGGCGCTGGCGCTGCCGGCAACGACAACTTGATCGTCCAGAACAAGACGCTGCAAGCGGGCGAAACCTACACCTTCCCTGAGATTGTGGGCCAGGTGCTATCCCCTAGCGCGTTCATCTCGACGATTGCCGGCACCGCGTCGGCGATCAACATGCGCGCCAGCGGGCGCCAGGTAACGCAGTGACCATAACAATCCGCCGTCCTGAATACGCCGACCTAGGCCGGTACACCGAACTGGCCGTTGAGTTTATTGCGGCGGCGCCGATCAGCAAACTTGTAGAAATCACACCCGACAACGTGGCGGACTTTTTGGTCCGCGCTATCGACAACCCCGATGTAGGCATGTGGATGGCTGTCAAAGACGGCGTTATTGTTGGTATCTGCGGGGCGCTGCGGTACCCGCTGTACTTCGGCCCGCAACACATTATCGTGCAAGAGTTGTGGTGGTGGCTGACCCCTGACGCGCGAGGCAGCGGCGCAGGGCAGGCGCTGTACAAGACGCTGGAAGATTGGGCCAAAGAAAATGGCGCCGCCGCGATCTTTATGATTGCGTTGGACGACGATAGGGTGGAAAAAACCAGTAAGTTCTACGCGCGCGCCGGGTATAAACCTTTGGAGCGCACGTTTGCAAAAGGGGCCGGGTCATGGCTGTAGGAACCACCGCCGCATTAGTTTTGGGTGGTGCTGCGTTAGCAGGCACCGCCGGGTCTATGTACGCGTCCAACCAAGCCGCTAAGGCGCAGAAAAACGCCTCGCGCGACGCGGCCGCTGCTACCTCTGCCGCCGCGCAACAGTCCATCGACGCCCAGGAGCGGATGTTCGGCAAACAGGTCGAACTGCAAGAGCCGTTTCGCCAAGCTGGCCTGTCCGCGCAAAACAGGCTGTTGGATTATTTGGCGCTAAGTGAAGACCCTTCGGCGCCTGGATACGGTAAATACGCCCGCGACTTTAGCATGGCCGACTATACTGCCGACCCCGGCTACGGGTTTCGTGTTAGCGAGGGCATGAAGGCGCTTGAACGGTCAGCGGCCGCCCGCGGCGGCCTTCTGTCTGGCTCTACGCTCAAGGGCATCACGCGGTTCGGACAGGGCACGGCGTCTGAAGAGTACCAGAACGCGTTCAACCGCTACCAGGTGAACCGCGCCAACCAGCTTAACCCGTTGCAAAGCATTATGGGTTCTGGCCAGACCAGTGCCAACACCCTGACTTCTGCGGCCGGCCAAACCGGCGCCGGGATGGGTAGCACCTACATGGGTATGGGTGCCGGCCTGTCAAACGCCGCAATGGCAGGCGGCGCTGCCCGCGCGTCGGGCTACACTGGCATGGCCAACGCGCTGACCAGCGGCCTTAGCACGGGCGCCAATCTGTACATGCAATACCCGTTGTATAGCGCTATGGCTGGGTATTATGGGCGTATGGGTGTAGGCGCGGGCGGTACCGGTTATGGCCCCGCGTCTAACGCGGCGGTTTATTCCAACGCGGGCGTTCCTATGAATTACGGCGCGATTTAAGGAAACGGACCTATGGTAGATTACGCTATCGCGAACCAAATCCGTCCCTTCCAACTGCCTGACATCGCCGGCATCGCGGGCGCCATGCAGGGGTTGGAACTGAACCGTATGCGGTCGCAACAACTTCAAGCCGCCGAGCAGGAACGCAACGCGCTGCGCGGTCTTATGGCCGACCCAAACTTTGATATTTCTTCACCTGAAGCTTCGCGCCGCATCTTGCAAGTGGCCCCGACCATTGGAGGCCCGGCGTATAACGCCGCCCTTTCAGGACGCCGCGAACTACGTCAAAGCGAAGCGGCTGCGGCAGAGGCAACACTGAAAAATTTTGACCTTAGCCGCGAAAGTTTGCGCGGTATTGCTACATTGCCCGAAGGTGACCGTCAGGCCGCTTGGGAGGCTTGGCGCGCGCGGACTGAAGCTACTGTGCCGGGCACTCGCGGGTTTATTCCGCGCGCGTATTCAGATGAGGCTTTTGCGGCGATGATTTCTAAAGCCGACGAAATTGCCAAAAACCTGACCGAGCGGCCGACAGCACTTGTTGGCCCCGGCAACGTCCCCGTGTTTGCTGACCGTCGTACACGCACGTTCCAAATGGGCACAGAAGTCCCCGGCGGTGCCGCTCCTCCTGCCGCTGCTCCGCCCGGTTCCCGCGCTGAAGGGCCTCCAATGTCGCCGGGCCAAACAGCCGCGGCGGATTTCTTGCGCCGCCGCGAAGGGTTCCGCGATACGCCGTATTACGACGTAAACGCCTTTCGCGCCGGCTACGGCAGCGACACCGCGACGCTGGCCGATGGCACGGTCGTGCCAGTGCGCCAAGGCATGACGGTCAGCCGTGAAGATGCCGAGCGCGATCTGGCCCGGCGCATCCCTGAGTTTGAACGGCGGGTTGTTTCGGCTGTTGGGCAAGACCAGTACGCAGCGCTGCCACCCAACGCTCAAGCCGCGCTGATTTCCATCGCGTACAACTACGGCACCCTGCCGGGCAGCATCCGCGCTGCCGCTCGGTCGGGCGATCCCGCCGCGCTGGCGCAGGCTGTGGCAGGATTGGCCGGCGATAACCAAGGCGTCAACGCTGGCCGGCGCCGCGAAGAAGCCGCGATGATTGCCGGCGGCACCGCGCCGAATGCCATGGCGGCGCCAGGCGCTGCTATGCCCGCCAACGCCATGCTGGCGCCGCCTGACGCCACGGCGGCGCAACGGCCCCTAGGCATTCCCGAGTTTCCGGGACTTCCAAGGGCGGCCAACTTAAGCGACGCGGACTTGATCAAACGCATACGGGATATCCAAAGCAAAGAAGCTGAAGCCCGTATGCAAGAAGATTTGCGGCGCGAAACGGAAGCGGCGCGGGTTCAAGAAGAAGCGCGGAAGGCGGGCGCGACATCGCGAGCGCAAGCGGAAGTGCGGGGCTCTTTGCCGCCGCCGCCGGCTGGGTACCGCTATAATAGCGATTTTACCGCCTTAGAGCCGATCCCCGGATCGTCGCAGGCACAATCCCAAACGGAACGTCGGTCGAGCCAAGTTGCGGCGGCCAATGTTGTGACGCGCGACATTGACCGCGTACTGGAGAGGTTGGACACGGCTGTTCTCCCTGTGACGGGCCTCGGCGCCACTACCATGGCCGCGCTAGTGGGCGGCTCCCCGGCTGCTGACGTTAAAAGGCTGCGGGATTCCTTGGAAGCCAACATCGCGTTCAACAAATTAAACGAGTTGCGTCAGCAAAGCCCCACCGGCGGCGCGTTGGGCAACGTGACCGATAAGGACATGGACCTGTTAAAAGCGGTGGTGGGCAGCTTAAGCCAAGACCAATCACCGCGGCAGTTCCGCGAAAACTTGTTGAACGTCCGCGCTGAGTTTATGCGGGTCATTCACGGGGATAATTGGCGCGAAGTAGCCCCGCCACCGCGTGAACCGCCGCCGCCAGAACGGCTGCCCGGTCGCCGTGGCACCGCCCGGCCAAACGTCCCCGCAGCACCAGCAGAAGGTGGGTGGACGATCCGCCCAGTGCAGTGATGGAATATGAAGTCACAGCCCCTGACGGGCGCCGGTTCATTGTCACCGCCCCCCAAGGCGCGACGCAAGAACAGGTGTTGTCTTACGCGCAACAAAATTTTCAACCGCAAACTCCGCAAGCGCCGGACACGTCCCTCGCGCAAAACGTCGGCGTTGTAACGCGCGGCGCAGCCCCACCGGCCGTTGCCGCTGCCGGCGGTGCGCTACTAGGCTCGCGGTTTGGTTCGGCGGGCGCCCGCGCAGGCGCGGCTTTGGGTCCGATATTGTTAGGCGCGGCGGACATAGGCGCGACAGGCTACAACATCGCCGCGCCGCATCTTGGCCTGTCAAACGTGGGGATACCCTCTCAAGTTATTCAAGACGTACTGGAACGCTTCGGGGTCGGGCGCCAACCCGAAACTTACGGCCAACAATTGCTGTCCGATGTTGCTACCGGCGGCACGGCCGCAGGGGCGCAGGCGGCAGGGTTTAACGTGCTGGCGCGGCGGTTGGGCACACCGATGGCGCAAAACTTAATGCCGCAGGCCCGCGTTCAGACGCAACAGCCGCCTAGCGTCATGGCTAAACTTGCAGAACAGCCCGCCGCGCAGATCGGCGCCGGCGCTGGCGGCGCGGCGGCGCCAACATTGGCGCGTGGCGTGACGGAAGACGAAAACCCCTACCAAGACCTTGCGGCCAGTTTGGCCGGGGCCGTTTTTGGTGGCATAGCCGCAAGCAAGGCGGCTACCGGGGCGCGCGGCGTAGTGGACACGGCTCGCCGGCGGAACACACCAACGACGGCGGAACTAAAAACGCAAGCCGACCGTCTATACGCAGCCGCTGACAACGCCGGCGCGCTGTACGACCCCGCTTCGGCGTCGGGGTTCGCGGGTGGTTTGCGGACTTTTGTTGCCAACGAAGGTTATACACTTGGCCAGAACACCCCCACCGTAGTCAATAAAACAATATCTATTTTGGATAACTCAAACCAGCCGATGACGTTTACCCAACTACACACGTTGCGAAAAGAATTGGCGACTGCTCGCCGCAGTCTTAGTGGCTCTGCCGCGCCTGGCTCGAACTCCGACGCGGCGCTTATTGGGGACGTTATTCGCCGGCTGGATGATTTTACTTTAAACCCTCCTAGCGGCGCGCTTATTGGTGGCGACATTGCCACCACACGCAAAGCGGTGGCTGACGCTCGCACCGCATGGTCGCGCGCAAGCAAAAGCGAAGATATTGAAGACGCGGTATACCGCGCGTCTTTGTCCGCGCAAGGCACAAGCGGGCGTATGGATGAAGCGCTTCGCGCGGAATTTGCGAATTTAGCCAAACGCATACGCGACGGTAAGGCTTCCAACTTTACCGACGATGAAATTGCGAACATCGAACGGATCGGCCGCGGCGAAGGCAGGGGCGCCGTCGTAAAAGCCCTAAGCGCGATGAGTCCAGGGTTTACGGCGCAGGGCGCAACAGGGTTCATCGCTCCCGCTGCCGCCACCGGGGCCACAATGTATAGCGGCGCCCATCCTGAGTTAATGGCGGCGGCCATGGCGCTGGCGGCTACCGCCCGCGGCGCCCGCGTCGGCCGAAACGTGATGGCTGAACAGGCGGCGGCTAACTTGGCCGCAGGTGTGCGCCGTGGTGACGTGCAGGCGCCAATTGCCGCGCGACCGGTGCCTATGCTTTCGCCGACGTTGCAGCAGATGCTTTATCAACCTGAATACGAACCCGCCAACGCTTTTGTCCGCTAGAGGCCGCCCATGACGCAAGACTTGTACAACATCATCGTGGGCATTGCCGGCGCCGCGATTGGGTGGATGATGAAAGTGGTGTGGGAGAGCGTCAGGGCGCTGCAAACCGACATGAAGGCAATTGAGCGTGAACTGCATACAAGCTACATCAGCAAGGACGACTACAGGGCCGACATCCAAGAGATTAAAGAGATGTGCAAAGCGATCTTTGAGCGGCTAGAACGCAAGGCCGACAAGTAATGGAACTGCCCAAGCTGACGCCTGTTGTGCAGTTTGCGACGGCCAGCTTCGCGCTGGCTGTTGGCGGCTACTCTGCGGGCGAAAAGTTTGGCTGGTTCAAGAACGAGATTATCGCGTGGGCGCCGGAGCATTTCAGGATCGTCGACACCAAGATTGGCCAGCCCGTTACGGTAACAGTGGCGCGGGTCAAAAAGCGCGACGACTGTTCGGTCGAAGGGTTCGAGGTGACCGTGCGCGACGGCGCTGGCGTCATCCACCAGGCCACGCCAAGCATGACGCGGTTCACCGGTCCCGCTGGCCCTGAGATCGACACCTTCACCTACCTGCTGGACATTGCCGACAAGGAAACCATCGCCCAAGGACGGGCGACGCTGTTGGCTACCATTAAGTACAAGTGTCCTGAAGGTGAGCGGACTGTCACCTATCCTCGGCACCAAAACCTGACCTTCATGTTGGAGCGATAGTATGGACCAGCTTCTGAACCTTGTCCGCACGGTCGCGCCGTCCATCGCCAGCGCCGTCGGCGGCCCTCTGGCCGGCATGGCCACACGCGCCATTTCTGAGGCTCTGCTGGGCAAGCCAGACGGCACCGAGGCTGAACTGACCGAGGCTGCGGCCAAGGCCACGCCGGAGCAGCTTCTGGCGCTGAAGACCGCCGAGCAGGACTTCGCGGTCAAGATGCGCGAGTTGGACATCGACCTAGAACGAATCGCCAACGCCGACCGTGACAGCGCCCGCAACCGCGAGGTCGCGGCGAAGGATTGGACCCCGCGCATTTTGGCCGGGTTGATCACGGCGGGGTACTTCGGCGCTCTGTTCTACATGCTGCAAAACGGCCTGCCGCAGCACGGCGGGTCTGAGGCCTTGTTGATCATGCTGGGCACCCTTGGCACGGCTTGGGGCGGCGTTGTAGCGTACTACTTTGGCAGCAGCGCCGGCAGTAAAGAGAAGACCGACGCGATGAATAGGATGGCTCGCAGGTGATCACTTCCAAGTTAATGCAGGGTTTGGGTTGGACCGATCCGGTCGAATGGGCCGCGGTGCTGAACGACGCCTGCGACCGGCACGGCATCATCACGTCCAAGCGCATCGCCATGTTCCTAGCCAACACGGGCCACGAGAGCAACGGCGGTCGCGCCATCCGCGAGAACCTGAACTACAAGCCTTCCGCGCTGGTGGCGCAGTGGCCCAAGTACTTCTCGCCCGAATACGCCGAAGAGGTGGGCCGCACGGACGCGCACCCGGCGGATCAGAAGGCCATCGCCGAGGCGGCCTACGGCGGACGCATGGGGAACAAGAACCCCGGCGACGGCTGGCGCTTCATCGGGCGCGGGCTGATGCAGACGACCGGGCGGTACAATTACGAAAAGCTGGCGCAGACCATGGGTATGCTGGTAGATGATCTGCCAAGCTGGATTGAGACTAAGGAAGGCGCCGCCGAAAGCGCGGCGTTCTATTGGGCCGCCAACGGCTGCAACGAACTGGCCGACGCTGACGCGCTGGACAAGTGCCGGCAACGGATCAACGGCGGCCTGATCGGCATAGCGGACGTGCGCGAGCGGTATGTTAAGGCGCTGGGCTTGCTGACGTAAGCAGTTCCCGCCGCTCGCGCATGGCGCGGAGCGCGGTGAACCGCTGGTGCATACGGATCATCAGGGTGGTGCGGCGCTCACCCTGACGCTCTTCTTCGATCAGGTTGGCCAACTCGTCTTCGCGCAGGCTGCTCAACCGGGCGTTCAATTCCCGCCAATTCATTCTTTCGGTCCCTTCAGTTCGTCCAAGGCCATGTCTGAGATGGCGCGTTTGTCATAAAGCCCGGCCCATATACGCTCGTCAATGGTTTTGTTGCAGAGCAGGACATAGACCCAGACTGGCGCGGTTTGGCCGCCGCGGTGCAGGCGCCCGACGACCTGCTCGTACAGTTCGAGCGACCACGGGATCGACATCAGCACCATCTTGTTGCCGCCATACTGGAGGTTTAGCCCGTGCCCCGCCGACTTGGGGTGGATCAGCAGCAGTTCGACCTTGCCGGCGTTCCACCGGGCGATGGCGTCAGGGTCGTCAATCGTCACGGCGTGAGGATAGCGCCGGCGCAACTCGGCCAGTTCTTCCTTGTAATTGTAAACGACGATGGTGTTGTCCCGCTGGTTGCCCTCTAAAATATCGTGCAGCAGGTCGAATTTGTGGTAAGAAAACCAGACCGCTTCCTGAATGGGTGTAAATTTTCCGGCGATCTCATGCGCTAGGCTCTGGCTATTGTAAACGAACCCGCTGGACATCTGCTGTAGTTTGCTGGTGACCGCAGCGGCTGACAGCGCCGTGATCTGCTGGCCGTCCAACTGCACCAAGAAGTCCTTCTTCATCTGTTCATACGGCAACCGGTCGGTCATGTTGCAGCGCATCTCGACCACGTTCAGCGGCGGCAGCTTGTCTTGGTACTCGCCTGGCTCCAGCACGAATGTGGCCGGGCGGATGGCGTCCATGACCGCAGCCAGCGCGTCCTTGCGCGGCGCCCACTCGCCGTATTCGCGGTTGATGCAGACGAAGTACTTCTGCATGAAGGCGCCCTTGGACCGGCCCAGCAGCGCCTGGTCCACCATCTTGCACTGGCCAAACACGTCCTCAAGACCATTGCTGGTGAAGCTGCCGGTCAGGCCCCAGCGGTATTTAAACCAGCCGATGATCTTCTCCAGCGCCTTGAACCGCTTGCCGGCAGGGTTCTTCAGCCGCGTCAGTTCGTCGAACACGATGCCGTCAAACGACCCGATCCCGCCGGGGATGCGCTCGATGTTGTCGTAGTTCGTCACCACCACCTGCGCGTCACCCGCGAAGGCGTCCACGCGCTGCTTAGGTGTCCCGACGGCCACAGCCACCTTCATGCTGGGCGCCCACTTGGGCGCCTCGACCGGCCAGACATCCGTGCAGACGCGCTTCGGCGCCAGCACCAGCCAGCGCTTGACGTGCCCGTCGGCCAGCATGGCCTGCATGGCGGTCAGCGTGATAGCCGTCTTGCCCGCCCCCACCGGGGCCAAGATCATCGCGCGGTCGTGCGCGTAAAGGAAGTCCGCCGCCTCATCCTGATACGGTCGCAGCCCAAGCATCCACTTGCTCCTTCGTCCAGAGGCAGGCATAGCGCTGCCCCAATCGTTCCATTTCCTGCGCGAACACCTTCTGCAACGGCGCCAGCCGGCCACCCTTGGTCTTCAACTCCACGAACCAAGTCTGGCCGTTTGGCAGGCAGACCACCCGATCCGACACGCCACGGTGGTTGGTCGACTTAAACTTGTAGGCCACGCCGCCCATACGGACGACGTGCCAGACCAAGTGCCGCTCTATTTCGCTCTCACGCATAAAATTCTTTTACCCCCGATTTAGGACTTGTGCAACAGGTTCTGTTGCGATATACGGATGCCACACACGGTAAGGGAAAGTCAAATGGCACCACATTCCAACATCGTCGGCGGGTCGACCGCCAAGCGGGTCATCGCCTGCCCGGCCAGCGTCAAGCTGGCGCAGCAGATGCCGCCTAAGCCGTCGTCCAAATACGCCGATGAAGGCACCCTCCTGCACAACATCATGGACGCGGTGCTGATGGACGGCCGCTTGCCCGACGAGTTCATCGGCAACGAACTCAACGGCGTGGCCGTGACCGCGGAACTGATTGAGGCCAAGGTGTTGCCGGCGCTGGCCGCGCTGGACGAAATCGACCCTGACAAGCGCATGGACTACGAATGCGAAACCATCGTGGGCTTCGGCGACGCCCTGCCCGACGTGTTTGGCTCTGCCGATCTCATCGGCCGCATCGGCAGCCGCGCCATCGTGCTGGATTGGAAGTTCGGTGACGGCGTTGACGTGCCGGTGGAAGAGAACCCGCAGGCCATGTTCTACGCTGCGGCGGCCATGCGGACGCCTGACGTGCAGTGGGCCTTCCTTGGCGCCAGCGAGATTGAATGCGTCATTGTGCAGCCGACCGCCCGCACCCCGGTCAAGCGCTGGGTGACCACGCCCGACCGCATCCGCGCCTTCGAGCGCGACCTGTTCGCAGCCGTCAGGGCGGCGCTGGGGCCGAAGCCTGCCATGGCCGCCGGCGACCACTGCCGCTGGTGCCCGGCCAAGCCGATCTGCCCGCTGCTGACCGGCAGCGTCGACCGGGCGTTGCAGGCGCAGATCAAGGCGCTGGACGCGCCGCTGATCGGCGAGATGCTGGGTAAGGCCGACCTGCTGGAGCAGTGGATCACGGACCTGCGGGCGCTGGCGTTTCAGATGTTGCAGGCAGGCGGCACGGTGCCCGGCTACAAACTGGTGCCGAAGCGCGCCACCCGGCAGTGGGTCGATCCCGAGAAGGCGCGGGCTGCGCTGGAAGACCTCGGGCTTGACCAGACAGAATTGATGGAGACAAAGTTGTTGTCGCCCGCGCAGGCCGAGAAGGTGCTGAAGAAGCACAAGCTGGCCATGCCCGACGACTTGATTGTCGCCGTCTCATCAGGTGACACGCTGGCATCCGAGGATGATCCTCGCCCAGCGTCGTTACAGATCGGCCGTCAGTTGACGGCTGCTCTTGGTAAACTCTCGTAAAGGAACGGTAAAATGAACGAAGTCGCGAAATTCGGTAACGCTAACCTCCCCTCCGTGCAATCGCTGGCGCAGTCCCTGCGGTCGCTGGACACCGGCGTGGGCCTTGGCAATACGGTCATCCTGAAGATGGACAAGACCGGCCATTGGGTCTTCGGCGCTGACCAGACCGAAGTGGAAGACGACAGCACTTGGGCGGTTAACCCGTTCTCCTTCACCCATGGCTTCATCGCGTGGGGTGACGGTGACGTGCTGGGCGAGAAGATGGTGCCGGTATCGCATCCCCTGCCGGAACTGGAGCCTGCCCCGGCTGGTTCCAAGCGCGGTTGGGAAACGCAGGTGGGCATGTCCCTCCAGTGCATGAGCGGCGAAGACAAGGGCATGGAAGCCCGCTTCTCG